CGTATCTTTCTTCTCGGTTCTTCATTAGTAGCGCTCTATAGTCCGTTGCTAAGCGCCTAACCATCTTGGATTGTTCGTATTTTTGTATTCTTAACTCTAAGTCCGCCTTCTCTTTTAGTAGGGCTTCCATACCGTCTTCTTCCGTAGTAGCAAGGTCTTCATTCATCTTCTCCGTAAGTAACTCCGCAAGTTGGTCTTGTTGGTCTAAATGTTCTTCTAAATCGGTTTCGGCTTCAAAATTCTGGAGGGCTTCGGCAAATAGGTCTTTTACTTCTTCTTGGGGTTCTACAATAATACTGGGGTTAGTTAATTCTAATTCATTACCTGCGGTTACGGTATCCTCTGCGGTATCCTCTACGGTTACGGCGTCTGCCCCTACGGTTAAGGTTACGGTATCTTCTAATACAATAACCCCTTTCTTTGCCGCTGGGGTTTTTAATTTTCTATTTGTAGTAATAACCTTCACCTTTTTAGTGGGTAGGGTTAATTCCATAATTTCATTATTCATTTCAGTTTGGGTATTCATTTTAAATGCTTTGTATAACTTGTAATATACTTACTTCTATAATGTTTTTTTTTATTTCAATTTTTTCTTTTAATTAAATTATTTCAATAAAAAATAAGCGCATTTATAAAAAAGCGCAATTATAAAAAAGCGCATATTTGTATAGTAGCCTAATTAATTTTTATTTAAAATAAAATTGAAATAAAAAATAGCATTATAGTTTTAAGTATAATAGTAAATACATAATGACGACTAACGCTAATAATACCGAAAATATCATAATGGTTATCGCTGAAGAAGTAGTAACGGCTGAAGAATTTAATATGGATACTGTAATGGCGGTTACGGTAGCAGAATTATTAGATGAGGATTTTACAAATGATGATGAAGCAGAATTTATACAAGGGCTCTTAGAAATAGAACTTGCTATAGAAGATATCATTATGAGTGATACTCCAGAAGACTTCCTATTGCCTACCGCAAACGATATTGCTCCAGCATTACAACTATTAGAGAAAATTGAAGAACTAAAAAATTTGAGGTTTGGTAACAGAACCATAGCAAGAATGGAACGCAGAGTGAGAGGGGTTAATTTAGTAGTTGAAGAAAAATTAACCCAACTTGAGAAAAGCGTCCACCCTGCCTACAAGAACTGGTGTTGCCCTAAATGCTTGGACTATTACAAGGGCGCAAGATGCCTAAGAGAACACCAAGAGAAGACGCAGAAGTGTAAGGACAATCATACAAGATTATTGGTAAAGGCAACTAAAGACAAAGTAGTTGACCCTATATTCTACCATACGACAAACTCATTTACAGAAGTATTTGAAAGAGCAGAGCAAGGAAGAAGACAAAGAATGTTGGAACTTGAAGCCGAAGAATATGAAGAAGAAAAAGTTGCGTTTAGCGATGAAGAAGAAGTTGTAACCGCCGTAGCAGAGGTTAAAGTTGAAGAAACCCACTTAGACGAAGATGGGTTTTGTAAATACTGCCGATGGAATAGTTGCTACGAAGAAAGCCATATTCAATACTGCGGTTGGGGAAACTGCGTATATATTCAAGAGAAGTATGGGGTTCTACAACTACAAGAAATGATGGAAGAAGAATTAGGAGAACCTGAAGTTGAAGAATATGTAGTAAAAACTTGGGTCTACAATACTGAAACTCATACCATAGAATACGCAGGGTTATTTGAAGTTGATGGAAAAGATAGTTGGGAATATTTTCAAGACGCAAGAGAAGTATTCAACTGGGCAATACAAACAGGAGAACTAATTGCTGTTGTATTAGCAAACAAGACTACAGGACAAATTGAAGATGAGTGGGAAGACAACATAGATGAATATGTTGAAGAAGAAGAAGAAAATGATTTTACTCCAGCATTAGAAGCCTATCTACAACAAGAGGAAGCCTATAAGGAAGGAATGAAGACAATAGCCGAAGAACAAAATTTAAAATTAGTATGTTGCTTGAACTGCGGATTGAAGAAGTATGTTAAACAAGAAGAAGACGACTATTATTATTGCGAAGGAAATTGTTTAGGATTTTAAGTAGAATAGAATATTGTAGTATAGATTGTAGATTAGAATAAATAAATAATTATAAAAAGGTTTCCACTAAGGACTTGTAAAACTCATAAGAGTAATCCTTTTTTTATTCAAGTATTCATTTTTTAAAAGCGCATATATAAAAAAGCGCATATTTATAATTAGTTTAGTTTTATTTTAAATTTAAAAAAAAAATGATTTAGTTTTTATATTTTTAAATAAAGGTATATAGCATATAAGAATGAGCGGTTTAACTTCAATCCATATTAACGATTATATTAGAATAGATGATACAACATATATGAGAAAAGGTCATCATTCTATAGGACAACTTACAGACCCTAAAAATAAAAAACCAATTTGGATTAATAAAAGGGTTGATGTTGGTTGGGGATATATTGACGAAGAAGGAAAAGTATTTAAAATAATTTGGAAAAAGAATTCAAGAAAGAAAGACAAGGTAGAAATATTAACTGAAACTTTGTATGCTAAAGTTTCTCAAGACAAGATTGATAAGTTCTTAGCAGAGGTTGAATTAAAAGGTCAAGGCATAGCAGAAGAAACATTAGTAGATATTTTGTATGATAATTTAACAAGTGAAGAAATGGACGCATTAGTTTTAGAATTAGAAAAATAAATTATAGAATGTAATAATAATAAGTTGTAATAAATATTTTTTTTATTCAAGTATTTAATTCTAAAAGGCGCATATATAAAAAAGCGCATATTTATATATTTCAAAATAATATTCAATTAAAAAAAAAAATGATTTGAATTTTACTCTTTAGTAGTAAGGCATATTATTAGAACATACAACTTATTAAAAGCAAAATGGAAACTGAATTAACCCTTATTAGAAAAATGGAAAATGCCCTACCTATGGAATTAATTAATGAAATTCTAAGTTACAGACCTGCGCACCATCTTACGCACTTAGTAGAAGCAGCCTTTATCAGAATGACAGAAGACATTTATATTGAAGAAGAAATTTGGTATGAATTAAATTATGGAACAATTACAGAATTATCAACTTTAGCAGAAGGCGTTGGTTGTTTTAAACATACCATATGGAATGATGTTGAAGAAGGCAACTGGCGTAAATACTCAGATTTAGTGCGAGCAGATTACCATAAAATACATCTTGAATACGGCAACTCTGTTGGTTTTAGTTTATGGGCTGAAGAAATGGAAGCCCTTAAGAAATTTAATCAAGCAAAACTTAGAATGAATGAAGTTATTGCCGCAGCGTTCTTAATAGAAAATGGTTTAGAAGTAGAACCTATTCTATGGAATATTAAAAAAGAAAAAAAGACAAAAGCAAAAAAAGCAAAAGTAGTATTAGTTATAGAAGAATAAATATGTAGAATAGTTTAGTATAGTAAAGGTTTCCACTAAGGATTGTAATAGGCATAAGCCTTCCTTTTTTTTCTATATATTTGATAATATAGAAAAAAGAATATTCGTTCATTTAGGAAAAATAAAATAATATCATATATTATAATGACTATTGAAAAAGTTGAACCAACAGATGCCGATAAGAAACTTACTGAAGTCGCACTTGCTGATAAAGAAGTTTTTAGAAGTAAAATGTTTGAATACGGAGCACTATGGAAACTTGATGAAACAAATGATTATCCATTCTTTTTATATCTTGGTTCAATTATGGACTTTATTGAATACCATAACAAGGGTTGCTTAACAGAATTAGGAACTGCTTCTCTAAAGGTTGACATATCAAGTTTTATTAATTGTTTGACAAATCAACAAAAAATAACTCAAAAAGAATTAGTCAGGTTTTTATTGAATATTATTAATTCATATGCCGTATCTGTTCTTTGTAAAGGTATGATTGAGTTTTCTAAAGAAGAACCAAAGTTCTTTGAATTAAATGATTTTCCTGCGTTTATGGTAGTTGATTTTGAAAAAATTAATTTGAAGTTAGAAACAATTATTCCTACTCTCAAAAAGGCATTAGACGAATATACTAAATCAATTGACGGCAAATATATCAAAATTTTTAATGAAGAAAAAGTCAAGGGTTTTGTAAAACCCCTTTTTGAATTTGATGGGGTTAAAGTAAAAAGTAGAATACCTGCTAATCTTGTAAATGCTAAAGAGATGAGTTGAGGCTTCTTAAAGACTAATATATTTCTTACCAGCATTAGCCCCTAATTCGCTGTCATTAAAAGAGTGCGCAAGTAGCCTTGATTGATGACCCATAGTTTCTAACATTCCACCAGTTTTGTAACCTGCTTTACACTTGGGGTCTTTCAAAGCGTCCCTATAAGACATTCCATTTTTTGAGGCATATTCCTTAACATATGTAATCCATTTATTCGGCATTTTATTATTAGTTGAGATTTTATTTTCAGCAAGTCCTACTCCAAATTTTTTATTGAATGCTTCTCTATCCAATAAATACAAGTCTAAATCCTCATCAGTAGCCTCTTCTACTTCTTCAGGTTCGTTTGCTTTTGCTACTAAATTCGCAAATAAGTCGGTGCTATTGTCTTCAAGCGTTACTTTCTTTCTTTCTTTTTTAGGTCTTCCTACTGCTTTCTTGGGTTCTGATGCTTCTTTTTGAGCCTTTGTTTTTTTCTCAATATTAGCCACTCTTGCGGCAACTAATGAACCTTTACGAGCTTCTTTATTAGCATCGCTACCTTTGGTTGTTTTAACTGATTTTGGTTCAATAACTCTAACGGCTTTTGCTAATTTTTCAGACGGTTTTAATTTTCTTTCTTCTGCGCCATCGCAAGGCAAAGGGAAGCCTCTTGGAATAACTTGGTAAAAATCCTTTTCAATATCATCAGGGTCTTCATCTTCATTTGCTTTAACATTAGAATAATATTCTTGGATTTTTTCCCTATCAGACCGAGAAAATTCATTTATTGTAGGTCTATCACCATTATCTAATACTTGAACTGATGGTTTTGAAATTGGCTTTTGACTTAAATTTAATGAAGTTTCTAATTTTCTTGAACTAAGGTTTCTTGATTTTGTAATTGGTATAATTAATCTAAACCTATATGGAGGCGGTTTTCCTTTACTATCAGGTATTCTTTTATACATAAAAGTAGGTAGGTCTAATTTAACACTTCTAAACTCAGGTATTGATACCACCCCTTCTTCTTCAAATAAGTCCGTTTCAATTCCTTTTCCTATTTTCATATCATAATTGGATATAAATAATTCTTTTCTATTCTGCGCTTCTTTGGATATACCTGATTGACTTGGGTTTCTAACAATTAGGGTTTTTTGATTGAAGTCTTTAAATATATCACTAATATACTTGCTATCATTAATCGTAAGAAGAAATTTGCCTTTTAATTGTTTTAATGTCGCATTCATTTTATCATAATCAATAATAGAATGCTTGTAATACTTTTCTTGTCCCTTCTTTTCTACCTCATAAGGAGGGTCTAAAAAGAAAAAAGTTGTAGGGCTATCATAATCTTTCAATACTTTTAAATAATCTTTGCTTACAATAGTAGTTGGTTTTAGAAGCGCTTTATATTGGTCTATTTTTTTCCACCTATTCTCCATCGACGGATTTTTATATATTCCACCTTGTCCCATAGAGCCAAAAGTCCCAGCGTATTTTTCAGTAACTGCGAGTAATTTATCCCTATCAGATGATTTGCTGGTAACGCTATTGATAAACTTTTCAACGGCAGGATATTTATTGCCTACTTGTTTTGAATTATCTAAAATAGTCATATCAACAGAAGTTGGTATTCGTTTTAATATTCGGTAGCCTTCAATAAGTTCTTTGTCTAAATCATTTATTACGCTCTTTTTAGCAGGTATTTTATTCCAAAATAAAGCGCCACCGCCTACGAATGCTTCTACATATGTTGTATGAGGGGGCATAATTTCTAAAACATCTCTAATTAGAGGCACTTTGCTACCAGCCCTGTTAAAAAATGGTTTTAAAAGTTTGCCGTCTTCTTCAATATTTCCACCTTGAAAAGTCATTATATATAATGTTATTATAATATTATATGTAATTCTACCTCCAAAGAATTTCTCTTGCCAAGTTATTTGCGGAGTATTTATCATTTTTCCAATTTCCCTTCATATTAGCAGTCCGTTTCAAATAATTATTTTTTCTAATAGGGTCTTGATGTTTGAGAAAATCCTCGTAGCCTATTTCGCCAAAGTGCGTCCACTTCATCGTATCAGGGTTCATAACCATATATTTCTTTTTTGGTTTGGTTGATAAACTGAATACAATATCTTTTTTGAGGTATTTAATTGCGTTTTCTAATGCTTTTTTAGGGTCAGAATATTCCATTACTTCTTTTCGCTTCCCAGCCTCTGATGTAGTCATACCCTTTAATCCAACGCCCATTTTTTTATTATATGGAATACTAACAACGCCAGTATCAGGAAAATCTTTTTCTTGAACTTTTTCTTGAACTATTTCTTCTTCTGATAATAATAGTTTTCGTAGTTTTGCTGTTCCTGCTCTACCAAAAAATTGAGCCATTAAAGGAAAATCATTTGCTTCAATATATACCCAACCATCTTCGTCATCGTCAAAAGCAATAACTCCTGTCAATTCAATATCCTCATCGTCAACAGTTGCTGTATATTTATAAGTAGTTTTATCCCTTTCAAAAGTGGTTTCACTTACATATAAATTTTCAGGAATATCATTTAATAATTTAATTTCATCTTCATCATCATTATTGTCATAATAATCAATACTAATAAATTTTACGCTGTAATTTTTACCAATATCCATTTTATACATTTTATATTGTTCTTCATCACTATCAGGTTCAGCATCATCAAAATCAATTCTATTTTTTTTTTCATTCCATTCACCAATTCGTTCTTCATCTAAATTGTAAATAGTCCCACTTGTTTTACCTCTTAGATATTTTTTACCTTCAAAAGTAAATTTTTTAACAACCTCTTCTTCATCGCTATCAGGTTCTCCAAAATCAATTGTTTTAGTTGCTTCATTCCATAATCCAACTTCTTCTTCGTTCATATTGTAAATAACTCCAGTTTTTTTTGATTTTAAATAATTTTCACCTTCAAAAGTAATTCTTTTAACAACATCTTCTTCTTCTTCTTCTTCTTTGGCTTTGGTTTTGGCTTTGGCTTCTTCGTCATCTAATCTTTTTGCCTCAGGTATTCGTTTAATTAATGTTTTCATTAAACCCCTAATCCTATTCTTTTGCTCAGTAGTTTCCATTTTTTCTAAGTCTACTTTCATTAAATCCATTTGACCCATAATTTTAGCAACCCTTGACATTATAATATATTAATACTTTATTTTTCTTCTTCTTCTTTATCCTTGCTATTAGCCCTAAACTCTTCTTCCCTAACTTCTGCGTCAATATCCCTTATAATTCTAATACGACCTCCGCAAACCGAGCATTCTTTACATTTACTTTTGAAGCAAAGAGAAGCCAATTTGATAACCATAGCACTTGTTGTTGCGACGAACGCCACCCAAAACACTTCTGACAACATATATATTATACAAATATTTAAACTAAATTAGTTCTCGTTAAAGTCATTACCATATTAAAATTACAAGTAAAAGCACTATCCCCAGCAACCCAAAGGTTCAGTTTTAATGGTAGATTACCGCTACCACTCGCAGTTAATGGAGAAAAATCTATTATATCGCTCCAATTAAAGTTTTGAAATGGTTGTTGAGGAGAATTAGTAAATGTAGAAGCGGTTTGATATACAGCATACGGAGTATTTAAATTATAAGCATTAGGTAAATAAGTTCCTAATGATTGGTCTTCAAACTCAATATACATCGCAATACCTTTATCACCAAGATTAGAGTTTTGGGAGCAGTTCAAAGCAAAATCAATTTTCCAATAAGAAGAAGTATATGAAGAGGAACTGTCAGTAAATAATTGAGATGGAACATTAACAGAAGTAATATAAACTTTTTCCCAATTTTGTCCGCCTAAATTGTAAGTAAAATTATCTGCTCGTTCTCTTGTAAAGCAAATAGGCATCGCATACCCAAAATTATTAACATTATAAGAGGTCAAATTGATAATATTACTCCCAGCAGTCAAAGTTATATCATTACCAGTAGTCAAAGTCAGAGCGTCAAGAGAAGTAATAGAAGAAGGGTCTAATGTAAGACTTGTTGTTAGAACTAAAGGGTCTTGTAATAAAATACTATTATTAAATTGAACTGTTGTCGCATTAGGAGCAGGTTCTAATGCTTGTAGGGCTTGGTCTAAAGTCTGTAATACCGTAATCATTTGTCCTTGAACTACAGAGGAGTTACCTATAACATAATCAGGGGTATCAAAAGTAGCCATATACATTCTAATTATATAAAAATATTAAGAGTTTGCTTCATACTTTTCTAAAGTATGACTATATGAAAAAAGCAACTCCTGCCGTAGAACCCCCTGATATAGAAGTTGTTCTTGTAGTAGCCCCTTGACTATTTACAATTCTAATACTCGCTGATGCTGATACTAAATTACCAAGATAAGAAGGCGCAGTATATGCTATATTTGGAAAATTAATAGTTACGGCAATTAAATTATTAGCCCCTGATTGAGTTGTTGATATTGTAATAGGTGTATAAGTTAAAGCCCCTTGAGTAGGGTGTTGATAAGTTTGAGATGTTAAAACTCCAGCGAATGTTGATTGAGTTACAAGTGCGCCATATTGTAATGTAGGTGAAGGTCGCCAATATAAATCCAAAATAGTTATTGTATTAGGATTAGGTGAAGTAGGGGCAACCGTAGATATAGGGACAGGTGAAGGTGTTATAACATTTGCTCCATTAACAAAAATACAATATGACACTTCTAATCTAATAGAGTTACTAAAGGTGCTATTAATATTGTAAGGGACTGATATAGTTGCTACGGCAGTTTGAGCCCCTCCAAGATTGGTATTGTTATTAAAAATTTGATAATTCCAAGTATTTTTAACACCTGATGATGTTATAGCCCCTTGAACCCAAGCAGTAGTAGGCATTTTTTGAGAAGTATCCGAAAAAGCAGGTTGGGCTATTGTTGAAAAAGGCTGTCCTGTAATTGTTAATGCTCCTGTTAAAGTCGCACCTGTTCCGCTACAAGTTAAGGCTGATGTAGGTGTTCCACTACCTGCTCCACCAGCACCAATCATCGCAGAAATCCCATCTAATAATATTCCAACTTTGTTAGTAGCATAAACAGTAATAGCCAAAGAAGAAGCGTCAATACCAGCAACGGTATTAGATACAATAGAAACATCACCAGCCCTAACAATTCCGTTATAATTATTAGCAGTAGAATAAGGTAAAATAGTTAATTGTTTGTTAGAAGTTAGGTCTTTAATTCTTAATGCCTCAACAGAAGTAGCAGAAGAAGTAACACTTACTTCAGTAGGAACTGTTATACTCATATTTGTAGTATTAAAAGCAAGTGGAGTGCTTTGAACTCCAACAGCATTATTCGCAGCAAAACTATAAGTTCCGTTGTTAATATCGTTATCAAATATTAATGACCCACTACTGCCGTAAATTTGTCCTACGGTTGTCGCTAAACTTAATTTGTCTTGGAATTGGTAATAAACATTATTAAAAATTCGGTCAAGGTCAGTTGCTCCATTTAAGGTTACAGGTTTTCCAAAAGAATTCGTTCCTGTAAATTGATTATTTAAAGGTAATATATTACCTCCTCCAGCCGCTACCGCTGTTTGAACCCAAGCCGTAGTCGGCATATTTGTTGAACTATCACCAGCAGCAGGTTGAGTAGCAGTTGAAGTAGGAGGCGCAGCATTTGTAAAACTCGCAATTCCAGCAGCAGTTAATGCTCCATTAATATTTGTAGCAACCAAATTTTCAGTTCCTTGCGCATTAGGGAACTTTAAGTATAATAAGTCCGCTTGAGCCTCAGTAAGTCCGCCTGTATCAGAGGTTATCCAGTATAAGTTATTAAATCTGTCTACATTAGGAAACGGTGGGGGATTGACACTCATATTATATATAGTATTTAGATTAAATATACAATAAATAATCTAATACAATATATATAATGTCCTCAAAAAAAGCAGAAATTGTTGATTGGTATAAGAAAATACCCAAGAAGTTTCTTCTAAAATCTCATAATCCTCATTTTGATATACATCATATTAAATTGCCGTTTCGTATGATTATCGCAGGAAATTCAGGCTCAGGAAAAACTCAAACCCTTCTAAACTTACTTTACAATATGCCTGATACTTTTGAGAAAATATTTATCGTAACAAAAAATAAAGATGAGCCGTTATATAACTACTTGGAAGACAAGTTGGGAAAAGAAGGGCTAACCATTAAGGAAGGTATTAGTGAATTGCCTGATGTTGACAGTTTGGATAAGGAGCAAAATAATTTAATTGTATTAGATGACTTGGTAAATGAACCAGCAAAACAACAGCGTCCTATAGCGGACTTTTTCATAAGAGCAAGAAAGAAGAACGCAAGTATCATATATATATCGCAGTCCTTTTACGCAGTTCCAAAACTTATTAGGGACAATATTTCTTACTTAATAATTAAACAAGTGTCTTCTATGAAGAATTTGACTATGATATGTAGGGAGTGTTCTTTAGGTATTGAGAAGAAGGAGTTGAAAAAGATATATGATGATGCTACGCAGTCAAAACAGGATTTCTTGTTAATTGATTTAGAGGGAGATAAAGACAGTAGATTTAGGAAGAACTTTGATGAAATATATGTCTTAGAGGAGGAAAAAATATAAAAATTTAGAGTATTTTATAAAAATAATAATGTTTTTATACAATATAAATGCCGAACTACACTATTCCGCCAAGAAGCAAACCTTCAGATTATGCTAAGGGAAGAATGACGCAAGATGAAATTATTGCGATACAAATTGCTAACGATGCTAACATAGCAAAAGCAAGAAAAGCGATTAAGAATGGTGAACCAACTCAACTAACAGTTGCGCAAAGTATGTCACCTGATGAAATGTTAGCAGATATAGCAGCGCAAGAAGCGACCGCAAGAACAAACCTTGAAAAGTTAGGCTTTAGACCTCAAGAAGCAGCCGCAATTACTGCTGAAATGAGAGTAAATAATGATATAGGCTTTGTTCCTTTTAATACAAATTACCCTGCTATTGAAGCGGATATTAAGAAACGATTTAATCCAAAACTTTTGACTGCTGCCTTTTTTATTGAATATTTAACAAATTACATCAGGGCTTTAGACGGAGGAAATGGTATTAGAGTATATCAACCTTTTAACGGAGGTTTTAATAATATGATTGATAATGTAGCCGAGTTACAAGCGCTACTTCCAAGACCTGAAGATATTGATTATATTCTAAACACCGCTCAACAACAACGATTAGTAAATGAAGATGTTCTTGAAAGATTAAGAAGATTGCGAGATATGTTACCTACAGCAAGAGATTTACAAGCGCTACAAAATGTAGAACCAGTTAGACAACAGAAAGTTATTGATGACCTTTTAGAACAATTTAGAAATTTACCTCCTGCTGAAGAATTTATGGCTTTAAGAGGAATGATACAAGGCGAACAAATTGATAGAAGAGATTTCGCTCAGGCTATGAGAGCAATAGTAGATGCTGTTCCTCAAGGAAGACAAGAAAATATAGTGCGAGTTGATATTGAAGGCATTAGAGGAGTTATTAGGGAAGAATTGGAACGATTACCAAGATTTCCTTCAGGTGGAAAAAGTAGGGGAGATGATGCTTCTACAGCAGCGGCTTCTTATATGGAAGAAGGCGATATTGATATTGGAGAACAATTAAGAGCAGAACAACGAGCCGCAGACAAAGCAGAAGCCGATAGAGCAGTAGCATTAGATTTTTTGGAACAAGAAAGACAATTTGCTATGGGATTACGATTAGGTCAAATTGAAGCAAGACAATTGAAAGATGGGACAAATTTTTATATTAGAGTAGAAACAGGAACTCAAGTTAGAAGCCCTCAATTTGGCGCTTTAAATAAAGGACAGCAAGATATGGTATTGGCTTTGAAACCAGTAGGAAAAGCCGATTTAAGTAGTCTTACAAGAACAGATGAAAGCGCTTCAACTTTAACATCTGCTATGTCATTAGCATCAGCGTCATTAAAGGATATCAAGGCAGCCGTAGCAGCGAACAAAGATATAGCAGAACGATTAACTTATGAAGGAAGATTTTTAAATTACAACGATTTATCTTTAACGCCTCCTCCTGCTGGTTCAAAAAGTAGAAAAGTTTTTTGGGGAGATACGAATTTACAAGAACTTTTTCAAGCAAAATTCGGTCAAGGTATTAAACCTATGATGGGAAATGGTGTTATGAATGGGTATAGATTTTTGGGACAAGGTGTTAAACCTATTCAAAAACAACGAGTAATGGTTGGGCGAGGTATAGCCGTTAAGGAAACGCCAAGTTACAAGCAATATGGAAAATACGCAGTTCATATTCCGCAGTTGGAGCAACAGGATATTTTGAATGTAAAATATAAAAGTTTAGGTCAAGTTCCAAAATTTAAACCATTCCCTGTAAGCGATATATTTAGGGACTTTATGTTAGACTTGCTTGAAAATGGAAAGCCTAATTCAAGGGTATATCATCAAATATGCCCTAAGGAACGCAAAGTATTTGAAGAAATGTCAATAGGCGCTGGTGTTTGGAATGGTTTAGGACTTAAGCGAACTACAACTTCTGATGATGAAGACGAAGCAAAGCGTTTTGAGCTTCTAAGAGGCGAGTATGTAGCAGGTAACAATAATCCAAAGGTTATCAGCGAACTAAGACGCTTGGTGGTAAAGATGATGAGCGACGGAAGAATTAGAAAGGCGCAAGGTTTAGAATTATTAATGGAACTTTCCGTATAACTTAAATCTATTTAGAACCAAACTTTTAAAGAATTTTGCTATACTTTTAATAAAAGTATATATTATAATGAGAACTCTTATTCTGAATAGCACTAATATAGTTCAGGGGACTAATAACTCAATTTTATCTTATGAGTTTGCTGGTGGTAACATTAATTTAAAGAAGGGACAAAAAGTAGCATTAGCATCTTTACAGATGTATTATTCTACCTTCAATATAACCGCAGCCAACCGCAATAATTTTTTTTCCTATGTATGGGTTGACGGCATTACATATCCTGTTAATATTCCTGACGGCTTCTATGATATAGCAGCGTTGAATAATTTTCTTCATTTTACGATGGTTCAAAATACTCATTACCTCTTATCAGGCGTAAATAATGTTTATTTGATGGAATTGAATATAAACCCAACCCTTTATGCTGTAGAATTAAATTGTTATACGATTAGTGTTGCTCTTGCTGCTGCGAATGTATGGACTTTACCAGCAGGTGCTACTTGGGTGTTACCAGTTAATTTAATAGTGCCTGAATTAATAGTGCCTCCTTCTCCTCAGCAATTCGGTTTAGTAATAGGTTTTGCCGCAGGAACTTATCCTAACGCTGTTATAGCAGGTGTCCCTCCAGCGCAAACGCAATTACCAGCATACCTTATACCGCAAACTTTTGTATCTACTACTGCGCCCCAAGTTACTCCATTAAGCAGTTTTATTTTGACTTGCTCCCTAATCAATAACAACTACGCAGTCCCAAATAACTTGATTTATTCTTTTGCGCCTGTAGGAACAATAGGGGAACAATTTACTGTAGCGCCAAATCAGTATGTTTTTATCGACGTATTACCTGCGCAGTATAATAGGTTTAACGTCCAATTTATAGACCAAGCCTTTAGACCTGTAGCAATACAAGACCCCAATATGATTATTCAATTAGTCATTAGCGAGGTTGATGATAATTTAGGGTTTTAAATATACCTTTAAGCCAACCTTTTAGAAAGGTTGAACCAAACTAATATAGGTATTTTTGCTATACTTTTTATAAAAGTATATATATATGTTTATCCATCATTTAAGGAAATCAACAAGTGGCGCTGGTGGAATGAATAGTAGGCGAGTTAGTTGCGGTGGTAATATCCAAGCCAAGCCTCATAGGCGAGTTTTAGGAAATGGAAAAACTCCTGAAGTCTACGATACAGATTTAGGAGTTGTTAGACCTTCAAGAGTTTTACAGAATATTAGAATTAAAAAAGCAAACATTCCAAAAAAATATATTACCTTTGAATAAACTTTTAAGAAAAGTTTAGCAAAAGAATATTTGCCTCCATCTTTTAAAAGATGGATAAATAAGCGTTAATTATAAATATTTTTATCTGAGTAATATTTATAATGGATAGTATTGTTTTTGAGGAAAGCATTAATACGGAAATCTCTTCTTCCGAGTTTGTTGACAAGCAGTGGCTTTATGTAAATGATAATAACAACGGTTCTTATTCTTCCCAAGTTGTTTTGGATACAACCCCTTTAGCAAATTCAGGCTCTTATATTAATTGGAGCGAGGCATTTATTTTGATGCCTTTGTTACTTCAGTATGAAACCGTTGCTGGTGCTATTACTGCTGCTGGGGCTTTTGATTGGGTGGTTGCCTTGAAAAGCGGCTACTGGAATATGTTACACTCTTTGACTTGCGAGTTTAACAACGGTAACATCATTCAGCAAGTGCCCTTTATGAATGTTTTTTGCTCCTTTAAGAACATTACATCTTGGTCTAAAGATGACCTTATTGATTGGGGTTCAGTTACTGGTTTTACTCCTGATAACAGCAGGTCTTGGGCTTACCTTGAAGCCGCTCCTGCTGCTGGTCTTGCTTTGTCAGGCTCAGGAACTGGTTTAACAAATAACAGAAACGCTGCCTATGTTAATATTACAGGCTTCCCAGTCGCAGGACCACTTCTATTTTATAACACTCTTACACTTGCTACTTTATCGTCTGCTGATGCTCGTTCTAACTGGAATGACGGTCTATTCACTCGTCAAACATTTATCAACTATGATGATGAACTTACTGGTGCTAATCCCTTCTCATCTCAAAAAGGTTTTATTACTGATGGTGCTAATTGCTCCCAAATATTTAGAAGTTTTGTTAGAAAGGCTGCTGATGTTCGCTCTATTACTATTGATGCCGTAATTCGTCTTAAGGATATTGCGGATTTTTTCCAAAAGTGTCCTATGTTGAAAGGCTCTACTATGCGAATTTATTTGAATACCAACCAGTGCTATTTTCAAGTTTCTCAATCTAAAGGAACTTTTGCGGCTGCTACTGGTCTTCTTAACGCTTATCCTCTTCTTAACTTGGTATCAGCCCCTGTTATACTTGGTGGTGGTGGAACTTGCCCTGTTATATATGCCTCTAATAGTTTAGGACAAGGTTCTTCAACAATTACTCCTTTTACTTCTGATGCTGCTCCTCCTGCCGCAGTTTTAGTGAATGTTTCCATATCTATCGTTAGACAGCAATTTCAGCAAATGGCGGTTCAAAATTTATCCTGTCCTATTTCTTCAGTCCGTTTGTATGCGCCAGCATATACGCTCTCGCCAATTGCGGAACAAAGGTATCTTTCCTTGTCCCCTACTAAACGAGTGGTGTATAATGATATTTTCCAGTTCTCTTTTCCTGCGCAATCAGTTAATAGTCCCTTCAATATCCTTGTTACAAACGGTATCCCTAATATTCGCTCGGTGCTTGTAGTGCCTCTTTTACCAAGAGCCGCTAACGGAGCGGCTGGGGGTGGTTTTACTACAACGGCTTCTATTTTATCTCCTTTTGCGTCAACCCCTGCTACTCCTGACCCTATTGCTATTGTAAATTTCCAAATTCAATTATCAGGTAAGAATTTATTCATCAATCAACTCCAATACGATTACGAAACTTTTTACGAACAACTTGTATCTGCTAATCAGTTGAACGGTAGTCTTACAACTTCTTTGGCTTCAGGTTTGGTATCTAAACAAGACTTCCAAAGTCTATACCGTTACTACTACGGAAACTGCTCTCGCTCTTTACCAAGTGAGGAAGGTGTATCAAAGGCAATCCAAATTCAAGGAACAATCCTTACCAACGCAAATGCTGTCCCTGCGATAGCAAATGTTGACCTAATGGTGTTCGTAGAATTTGAAAGAGAAATTACTATTGATGTTAGAACTGGCGCAAGAATTGCCTAAAAAAAATAAAATTATATAAATTTTTTTCTTATTGAAAGTGGCTTGAAACATAGGGTTTTAAGAATGTTTAGGCGTTAATTATAAATATTTTTATCTGAGTAATATTTATAATGGATTACGGAATTAGTTGCTCTCCTGCGCAAATGCGAAAACTAAGAAGTGGCGGTGCTGTTACTATGAAACCATCTAACTTTGATGATGGCTCGGCTCATCGTATGATGGTAGCCCCTGCTACTCATCGGCGTATTCAAACCGCTATGAGAAAAAACAAGGGTGTTAGAGTTGCTTTAAAGCCTGATGAAGATTTAGTGGCTATGACTGAAGGCGGAAAAGTTTCTTTGAAGTCAATTGGTAAAGCCCTTAAGAAAGCAACATATGATACTGGTAGTGCCTACAAACAAACTGGTAATGTTATCAAGAGGGGCTTTGATAAAAAAATTGTTGATAGCGGTGTAGGAAAAGAAATAGCAAGGCAATTAATTGATGTTGGAACAAAATATGTCCTACCTGAAGGTTTAAGCGCTTTATCTATGATGGCTGGTGACCCTACTGGAATGTCAGGTCAAATTGTAGGTGATATGGCTGGTGAAAGACTTAATGCCCTTGCCGCAAGACGAGGTTACGGTTTATTTAAAACTATTAAGAAAGTTACTGGTGTCAATAAAAAAGCAATTGTTAGCGCAGCAAAAACTGTTGGTAAGACCGCAGTAAGAGTTGGTGCTAAAGCGGCAAGTGAAGCATTAACCGCCTATACTGGAAATCCTGCTTTAGGAAATGCTCTTGAACGAGTAGCCGTTAAATCCGCTGATAGAGCAATTGATAGTAAGAACGCTAAAGATATTCTTAAAAACGCAAGTAGAGGCGCAAGAAGTGAAGCCAAGATGATAGCCGTAGAAGGTATTGATGATTATATTGATGCTAACTTAACTGGTGTTGAAAAAGATGTTGCGCAAAAGGCTTTGGCTGGAAAATATCCTTCTGCCTCTGATTTGGTTTATGATTATGGTAACTCTAAGATTGAAGAGATGGGAAATGAAATGGGTGGATTCGGTATTCCTCGTAGAACAAGAGGCGGTCTTAGAATGGGAAGAGGTGCGGCTCATCTAACATCAGGTTATGATACCGCTATGCGCTCAATAAGAATGGGTGGCGCTATACCATCAGGAATGGCTGTAGCAGATGATAGAAGCGTAGCAAGTATGTCCGCTCCATCAGGTGATGTTATCCAAACAGGCAGTCCTTATCAAAGATACGCAAGTCCTGCTATGTCCCCTTTTATTGCTGGTAGCCCTCAGTTGGTAGGTCAAGGTATGGGTGGATATGGTGGAAACAGTATGAAGCCAAGAATGGGTTCAGGAGTTTTTAAACAACTTATGGGTTCAGGAACTTGCGGAGGTTCATTTTTACCTGCTGGTTACAGAGGTGGTTCTTTTATTCCTGCTGGAGTTTAGAACAATAAATTATTATATTATGATATATAAATGTCTACATTCAATATTAATAGAGTTGATGAAAATTATTTACAACGGTTAATTGATGACCTACAAGGCGACCATAACAATTTGTTTAATTCATTAAAGAACGGAACAAGTGAAAAAGATAAAGCAAAACTGAAAACTAAGAAGATTGAGAAACAAACTCAACTAATAGCAAAATTAATGAATTCCGCTTTATTATTAAAACAAGTTTTAGAAGAAGTGAAAAAAGCAAAATAATATATATTAGATATAAAACAACTTAGAGATATATGAATATCTAATATATAAAATGACAGAGTTAGACGCAGCGTATGAAGAGATGGGAAAAGTGAATGAAAAATTATACAAGCCTATTATCCAAAATATTTATGGGAAAGTTCTTAAAACAAGTTACAAGTATTGTAGAGTAGATTTTATTGGGGAAACATTTACTGGTGAATTGAAGTCAAGGGACTTGATGAGTAATGAATTTAAAGAAACGATGATTGGTTACAATAAAGTTGAGAAGGGCTTTGAAAAATTAGACTGGTATAAAGACCATATACCTACCTACAAAGTATATTTTTGGTTTGCCTTCAAAGACGGACTATATGTATGGGAATTATCAAAAGCATCTTACGAGCTTAACGGAGGTGATAAACAAAAAAGATGGGGTGGAACTTCTAATAGAGGGCGAGAAGATTTTAAAGACCATTATTATATCAAGAAAGAATTCCTTACTAAGGTAGACGATACGCCTTGCTGGGTTCATCAAATGGTTACGGATAATTCAAATAAAAGAAAGCCTGTTACTGGTCTTAATCCTGCGCTCTTGGCGATGATGAAGAAATGTAAAGTTTAGAGTTAAATTATTATATATATAAAAATATTCTTATATATATAGTAAATGTTAAGCAATTTTGATTTAGAAGAGATGGCTGAAAAAGATAATTTAGACTTGATTGGCGTATTCAATAAAGATATGTTGCCGAAAGAACGAGTAATGGGTTCTTATATTGTAAATCTTCAGGATTTTGATGACGGACAAGGGACGCACTGGGTATGCTTTAAAATATTTGAGAATAAAAAATGTTGTTATTTTGATAGTTTTGGGTTACCTATGCCGCAAGAAGTGAATTCTTTTTTGATGCCGTTTAAGCCTGTTGCGCAGAACAACCGAACTATTCAGGATTTGAAGTCTATTAAGTGCGGATATTTTTGTTACGCTTTTATAAAATACTTTGATAACTTTAATTCAAAGACGCAAGATGTATTTGAAGCGTATGATGATTTTTTGAATTGCTTTTCAAATAGCCCAAGAACTAATGATAAAATTGTAATGGAATTAATTAATAAGTATTAGTTGAAAACAATATAAAAATATCTCATTATTGATATATAACCAATTATGGAAGATATTAAGGAAAAGAAAATAACATATACACCTGCCGTTAAGAAAGCAATTGACAAGTATAGAAGTAAAAATGTTGAACGATATAATGAATTACAAAGACAATATTACGAAACGAATAAAGAAGACGATGAATGGAAACAAAAGTTCAACGAACGCTGTAAAGAAAATAATAAGAAGTATAGGGAGCGTAAGCGTTTAGAAAATCCTCCCAAGCCTAAAGGGCGTCCAAGAAAGCCTATGCCTGTAGTTAATATAAATGCGCTATTATAAATATGCGCTTTTTTATAATTAATATATTTTTAATTATAAAAAAAATTGATTTAAAATAAAATATATAATATATAGTAATATATACTTAAAAAGATGTTATCATTATATAATAATATGGATAAAACCAAAAATAAACAATCTCAGGATATTACAAGTATGCCTCCAAAAAACAAGAAATCAAAGAAGTCTGATTTAGAGAAAGCGTTAGAATATTATGGTGTAGAAGGTAAGTCCTATACAGCAGTAGCAACAGCAATCAAATTCAAAAATCCTACTATGGCAATCAAGAGGAAAGACGGAACAGTAGATAGGAAAAAAGTAACGGCAACTAATAATGAAAATTCATACTATGTTAATAAAGTAAAAGAAGAGGTAGTAAAAAAATGGAAGACCGCAACTCAAGAGTATATCAATAGTTACAAAATATTCTTTAAACGCTATGATAAAAATTCAAAGAAATACAGAGATGTTTATAGAACCTTCAGTATCCAAGCAACCAAAGGCGACGCTCAACTTAACGCTCAGTTACGCTATGAAGAATTACAAAAAGAAATGAATGAAAATTACGACGATATAGACCCTGATAGTTTTGCTATGACCGATGCTATAGGGGAAGCCATACCAGTAATGAAGGGCGAAGGAATAAAAGTAGCCGCAGGAGCAGTCCACTCAACAGCATCAGGAGGACAACGCAAGGTAGGAAGAAATGGCGCTAAGGCAGGATTAAAGATGCGTTTTACGCAACTCAAAATGACAAAGGATAAACAAGAATGGGATACAGGAAGAGGCAGATGCGTCTTTGATTATATTATATGGCGCTACAAGGGAGTAGTAGGTTTTAAAAAGGAACTCAATAAAAATGAAATGATAAACTTCAAAGGCATAGAATGTTCTAAAACCGAAGCGTTTCTAAATGAACTATTTAAACAAGAAGACGGAGCAGGAGGCGAACCATTAGTAGACGGCGTAAATATTTATGAGTTAGAAAATTTTGCGGACAAGTTTGGCGTTGCTATTTATGCGTTCGATATACAAGGCGGACTTATAGAATATTATAAACCGCCAAGAGATAGCAACGGAGAGCCATTAATATTTACTTGCTACGCAGAACATTTTAACCCAGTAACGGAAAAACAAGAACGGAAACTAAGAGTTAGCAAGGCAACTTATGAAGGCACTATGTTAGTATCAAAAGACGAAGAAGTTATAGGCGCAGGTAAAGGAACAAGAAAAGAAAAAGAAATTATCGCTCCTACGGAAGAAGAATGGGAACATCATAGGGAACAAACTACTCAACAAAAACAAGCCGTAATAGCATTAGGGAAGTTTATAGAAAAAAACAAAGTGCCTAATGGAGCAACCGAGTATTATTTTCAAGATAAACTTTTATGGAATACATACAAGAAATTAAAAGAAGACGCTGAAGTATTATGTAAGAAAAATTTTCAGAACAAGTTTGCGGTAGATTACCTTAAAGCAAATGATATGGAAGTGCCTTATCCTCTTACGGACAACAGCGTTCAAGTAGAAGACGGTTCAATACAAAAGATGGTATATGATGACAAGATTATTTTAACAAGACCGATAGACCAAAGAATGAAGCGTTATATGGAAGAAAGTGAAAGGCAATATCAAGGGGAAACATTCGTATATGCTATGAATGATATATGGAAAGATATGTATCCTTTTGAATTAACAAAAGCCCCCTTCTTATCAAGCCCTAATGATGAAGTCCATAGAGCCTTAACCGCAGAAAATGTTAAATACAGAACTCATATGGGACGCACTACAGAAGACTATACTGGGCAACAGATAAAAGATATGCTATTAACAGGCGAGGCTATAGCCGTAGATATTAAAAGATGTTACGCAGATTGTATTTATAATCAAAGGGAAGAATTCATTAGATTTACAGGACGAGAACAAGTAGAGGAATATAAAGGCAAAGGGGATAACCTAACGCTGGGACTTTACTTTGTAGAAACAGAAGACAACCTACTTTTCCATAAGTCAAACTGGTATAGTAGAAAGATTATAGACAAGGCAAGAAAAGAAAAAATCAAATATAAAATTACGCACCAAATCCGTTGTATAGATGAAAGTTGGGAAGCCAATTACAAGATGCCTCATATTAAAGACGAAGACTTAATCAGAGATACAAACTCCGTTAGAAATGAAATTTTACCGCACCCCTCAACTCATAGGTATATGAATATGAAAACATTATTTAAAGAATACTGCGATGCCGTAGTTGAACTTACGGAACAAGACGAAGATATGACGCTAACAAAATTAGTCATTAATGCCTTAACTGGATATCTTGGGAAAGTAAATTTTAAAGCAAGAATGACTGGGCTTACTAATAACCTTGAAGAACTATGGACGCAGTTTATAGTGCCTGAAGCTCAGACTAATAAAGATATGGATATATTTGTAAATCCTATAGAAGACGAAGAAATGAAACTATACCTATTTGGTTACAACTATAATAAAACGAACTTATCAAATGGTCTGCCTATGTATATACAAATATTAGACTGGAGTAATTTAGCCCTCTATGACCTAATGAAAAACATAGGCGGCGAAGTAGTTTTTAGAAAGACCGATATGGTAGTATCAATAGGCGGTAGGTTAGACAAGAAATACATAGCCGATAAAGAATGCGAATACCAAGAAACATTTGGGACTTATTACCAAGATACGGATATGGAAAAGATAGCCAACTCAAATTTTGATTTTATGGAAAAGGAAGAAAGAGCGGTAACAAGACCTAAACTCAGCGAAGACTGGATAGTATATGATGACTTTAAAAGCAGTAGTGATTGGGAAGCAATCCTCAACTTAGCATTAGAGC